TCCACTTGTACCGTTTGCTCCACTAGTTCCACTAGAACCACTAGATCCACTTGAACCACTAGAACCACTAGTTCCATTTGCTCCACTAGTTCCACTAGAACCACTAGATCCACTAGAACCACTAGAACCACTAGAACCACTTGTTCCACTAGAACCACTTGAACCACTTGTTCCATTTGCTCCACTAGTTCCACTAGAACCACTAGTTCCATTTGCTCCACTAGTTCCACTAGAACCACTAGTTCCACTAGAACCACTTGAACCACTAGTTCCACTAGAACCACTTGTACCACTTGAACCACTTGTTCCATTTGCTCCACTAGTTCCACTTGAACCACTAATACCACTTGTACCGTTTGCTCCACTAGTTCCACTAGAACCATTTGCCCCACTGGTTGCACTAGATCCACTTGAACCACTAGAACCACTAGACGCACTAGTTCCTGAAGAACCACTAACACCACTTGAACCACTAATACCACTAGAACCGTTTGCTCCAGCTGTTCCACTAGAACCATTTGCACCACTAGTTCCTGATGAACCAGGTGCACCTATTCCACCACTAGTTCCACTTGAACCATTAGCTCCACTTGTTCCTGATGAACCATTTGCTCCACTGGTTCCTGAAGAACCACTTAAAGCACTTGTTCCACTAGAAGCACTAGTTCCTGAACTTCCAGAACTTCCTGAACTTCCAGATGTAGCACTAGTTCCTGAAGAACCATTTGCTCCATTTGCTCCACTAGTTCCAGATGAACCATTGGCTCCACTGGTTCCTGAAGAACCACTAGTTCCACTAGTTGCTGAACTTCCAGATGTACCACTACTGCCTGAAGTTCCGCTTGTACCTGATGTACCATTACCACCAGCTGCACCAAACAGATTCACTGTCCATGCAGCATAAGTTCCTGAACCCACTACAGTGGTGACATTAACCACCATAGCACCTGTTCCACTATTATAAGAGGTGACAGTTCCTTGCATTGTATTACTTACATCATACACTATAATGACTGTCTGTGCAATACTATATGCTAGTCCTGTTCCTACTGTTAAATTTTTTGATCCTGCTCCTATTAATAAAGATGTGACAGAAGATGTTAAATATCTATCTCCATCTTGTCCTGCTGTTCCACTAGAAGCACTTGTTCCACTAGTTCCTGCTGTGCCTGTAAGACCAGATGTACCTGCAGTTCCAGTAAATCCAGATGTTCCAGATGTTCCTGTTATTCCTGATGTTCCACTAGAAGCACTTGTTCCACTAGTTCCAGTGTCACCAGATGTACCTGCAGTACCAGTGTCACCAGATGTTCCAGAAGAACCATCTGTTCCTGATTGACCATTAGAGCCAGAAGATCCACTAGACCCACTTGTGCCATTTGAACCAGTGATTCCACTTGTTCCTGCTGTACCACTTGTACCGTTTGCTCCTCTTGTACCACTAGAACCACTTGTTCCTGCTGTACCTGTAATACCAGATGTACCTGTAATACCAGATGTACCATTAGTTCCAGAAAGTCCATTAGTTCCTGATATACCACTTGTACCAGATAGACCACTTGTTCCTGCTGTACCAGATAGTCCAGATGTACCTGCTGTTCCTGTGAGACCAGAGGTTCCTGATGTACCAGAAACATTACAAATAGCGTCATCTATTTTTTCTAATGATACAGTTAATGTATCACCATTATTGATTCCTGTGCAAGGAAGATTGGGACCTATGTAATTTACATGATCTGAATTAACACAAATATCGCTATCACATCCGCAATTTGAATTAGGTTGATAATATGCATCATAGCAAGGATCTCCAGGTTGACAAGACATTTATAATTGATTTATAATTATTAAGGAATATACATTATATAATAACAAGCTAATACAGGTTGTATGTTAGCATGAGCTGCTCCACCACCAGTGTTATTATTACTTATAAATACATCTGTTGCCACTGTAATACCTGTAGTGACACTAGTAGTGGGTACATTTTTTACGCCATTTGCAAGCATTCCAACAGTTCCACTGCTACTCCAACCATTTGGAGTATTTCCACAATAGTGAATGTGACCAGGATCTGTTACAGTTGATGTAGCACTAGCTGAGCTTGTATGTGTATGTGAAGGAATTTGTGCTGTAGTTAATGTAACAGAATTTGCACCTTGTGTATCTGTAGAAGCATAGTTTGGATTACCTGCATATGAAGGATTAACTTCAGCATCCAAAGGACCTCCAGGAACACCATCTATAGCACCAACACCCACTCTTCCTCTTTTATCAGGAGTGCCATTTAAACCATTACATAAATATATTTTATCAAAACCTAATGCAGTTATGCCAGCACCTGTACCATCGAAATTAGTTAAAGGTCCATAGTATTCAAGTACAGTGAATGGAATCATCTTTAAATAATATTGACTTCCAGAGCTAGGTAGAGATGCTAAATAAGCAGCAACTAAAGCATTGAAATCAGCTAGTTTTACATAGTTTGTTTCTACATCAAGAATGAATGCATCTAGGTCTACAATTGTTTCACAAAGTTTTGTTATAACAGCTTGTAATACAGCATGTGTATCAGAATCATCTGTTACACCATCTAAACAATCTACATCATAATCTGCATTTAACACATCTAACGTAACATCAATCACATCTATTTGTGCCTGTAGGTCACAAGCAGCCCTTACAAGAGCTTCAAATAGTTCTTGGGCATTAGGTGTTCCAACAGGTAAATAACTAGAAACAAGGGCACAATAATAAGCAGGGTTGATAGTTATATCAATACCTGTACCATCTAGAAAAGAAACAACAGCATTAATAAGAGCTGTCTCAACGGTGATTAAGTTATCTCCTGTATATATATCTAAAGGAATAGAATTTGGTCCTGTATATCTAACACATTCATCAGACACGATTTGTACACATCCATTGTAACATGCATCACAAGGTCTTGTTGTTGTACTGGTAGAAGTGGTACTTGTAGTGGTAGTAGTTGTGGTATCTTCTGGCATTTTATAATTTATTTATGTATTAAGAGTTTAACTCTACTAGCTATCATCTTTATTGTAAAACATTTTGCATAATCTTCATTACAAAACTTATATGTAAGTATTCTTCTGTAATTTAATAATTCACCAATAGGGCTACATGAAAGATTATGGTTCATTGAAAATATAATGTTATTGTATTCTATCTTAGCTAAAATTGTTAGTTTAGCATCTATATCTTTTAATAATGCAGGAATAGTACTACATTCTATACAGTTAGTTAATCTTGGCTGTAACATATTTAATAAGTTTTGTAACTTGTTTAGCAGCATTATTACATGCTGAACACAAGCCATTTATCAATTGACATCCACATCCCACTTTAATTCCGCAACCTCTACAGTTTGCCATTTTAATAAAAGTTAGTTATATAGTTGTTGCCTGAACAACCACAGTTGTTTGAAATAAAATTATTAAGCATTCTATCAGCTTGTATATATAATCTATTTGCTGTATCTATTGCACAGTTGTTCGCTGCAGCAACAGATCCTGATATCATATAATATATACTATTTAAAGTCACCTTTGATTGTGTTTTAATTGCAAGGTCACATTCCATCATGTCAAGCTTCATAAAAGCCTCATCAAACTTTTCTTGTATCACTTCAGTACGCATTATGTTCTTTTGTACATAATACACATACGCAGGTGTAACAGTGTATTTTAAATAATATACACCATCTGGTAAAGGAATTAAAGGTTGTCCTACAAGACTAAGACCTAAGGATGTTGAATTAAATATATTAAAATCATTAACGTTAAAAGGAAGAGACACAGGAGTGTTAAATCCTGGAATAGTTATTTCTATTGTAGGAGATGATACCACTGGAGGATCTGTGTCATAAGTTGATGCATCAGCAATTCCTAACGTTAATGTATTATAAGTAGGTATTACGAGTATATCTAAAATCATGTTTTTTAAAATAAAAATGCCAGAGGACTTGAGAATATCCTCTCACCCTCTGGCATAGGTTAATATGATCTACTCTTTATTAAGGAATCAAAGTAGTAGTAGTTGAAGTTGAAGGCCATACAGTAGTAGTAG